ATGCGAAAGATTGGAGAGTATTGCGCGGGAGATGTTATTGCTCTGGCGAATGTTTATTGTAAGATAAAAAACTTAGCATTGATTGACCAAACTAAGATTGAGTATGTCAAGTAATCCATTTGAAGATTCGGTAAAGCCAGATCCCACAGGAAAGCAAGTAATCATTGGTAACATTCCATCAAAGAGTAATTGCTACAGGATTGTCACAATCAGATCGAAAGACCCGATGAAGAAATCATTCTCAAGTTTAGCGAAGGACAAGCATTTGAAAGAATATGAGAAGGCATTCAACTTGCAATGCATGAGATACCGAGATGCAGGAATAGATTCTGACTTTAAATTTGAAATGGATGTTTATTACCCTTCCGCTCGTGCTGACTTGGATAACAGCTTAAAGGTAGTTTTGGATTGCTTGCAATTTGTTGGAGCAATTACTAATGACAATCTATGTCAGGAGATACTTGTTAGAAGGAATATTGATAAATTGAATCCGAGAATTGAGTTTGAAATAACAAGAATAATCTGATACATTTATGGCGATATATGGCGAACAAAATGGTACAAAATTCAGAGTCATTGCGATAGGTCAATTATCCATCGATCAAATAAAAGCCGTAAAAAATATGGTTGAATTAGCATCTAAAATTAAATTGAAACCAAATAATGACAACAACAGACAAACAAATCAAAAAGATCAAACTACATCCTGATCTCAGTAAGGTCCGTATCGAATGGGATAACCTTGTAACCTCCACGGAGGCAGAAGATGAAGAAAGCAAACCTTTGAAGAACGAGTACGGTGTAACGGGTCGCTACAAGCCAAGGAAGCAGTTTGTAGACACGATGAAGAAGCTACGCAAGTTTGGCCACGAGCTTTGTGGAATGACTGTAGAGTCAAAGGAAATAGGTGACTGGACTGTTTCTGAGGTATCCTTTGCCGGAGATGTGCTTTTGAAGCAGAGCCGGGCGGTGCTCAAATTGTCAAAAGAAACTCCTACTGGCAAATTGATAGACTTCAAATGCCCTCAAGTGACCATGTATCCTGAGAAAGATGATGAATCCAGATATGCAGGAGCAGAGAAAATGTCTGTTATTCTTGAGGACTTGATTGAAGAGGCATGGTTGTACTTGAATGGAGAGTACGCTGATGAAGGCCAGCTACCATTATTTCAGACTGAACCTAAACTACAAACTAACTTTGATCAGTGAAATGGAAGAGGTTTTGTTAGCTCAGGTAGGTTGGAGAGACTATTTCTTTGAGATAGGAACAAAGAGGGAGTTTGTGGTATTGGACTCAAGCCAAAACATGGTTGAAGTTCAAGAAGTAAATACAGGTAAAAAATATTGTTGGCCGATGGATACGAAGGTCATAAAGGGCAGAGAAATTTGAAATTGAAATTCCCTGGGGCGAAAAGTCTCAGGGGATTTTACAAAACCGAAAATTCAAGGTCAAAATTCTATATCGATTTTTCACTTTTAAACAAAAACGTTATGAAAAAGCTATTTATTGGAATCATTTTAACACTTTTGGCATCATCATGGAGCTTTCCTGATCAACCTGAGAAGATTACAGTAACATTGAACTATGGCTGCAACAAGATAGTCTACAACAACTGCATTAGAGCCGAAATGATGGAAGGGGGAATTCACCTGTACTTTCCTGACGGAACCATCCGATCTTACTCCCACAGCGTAATTGTTGTGATTGAGCGCAAGCCTAACTAACACTGCCACACAGCCGAACCGCGACAGACTTATCCTTTCGGGTAAAGTAAAAAAGCAAAAAAAAATAGCGGTACTATTTTGGCACCCATACGCCTTTGAGGATTTCACAGAAAAGCCCTTATTCCAGGATCGGGAAAAATTCCAGAATTGGGAATTTTGCATTGCTTATTCCATAATTGGTAAAAATTCCAATATTGGGAAAAATTCCAGAATTGGGAATTTATATTTTTTTGCTGGATTTATATTTTATAAAACCGGTTCCCAGGTTTATATGAATGCAAAAAATCGCTTATAATAGAGTGAAAATATTTTCAAACTTTCTTTAAAATATATTAGGTTTTAAAAATCTAATACTTACCTTTGGGTATGGATTTGTAGAAAATCTACGAGCCACAAAAAAACAAACGACAAAAAAAATGGAAACTTTAAAAAATTATGTGAATGCGAAGCCAGCGGGCGAAGTAATGGGAACCGTTATTAATTGGATTATTGGGGTATCGGGTGCCCTGTTTGTCATTTATGCCTTTACTATCCAGGTAATGGACAAACTAATTTAACTAACCATCTAAACGACAAACAAAATGAAAACAAACGAAATTTTAATCGCACTAAACATTAAGAAGGCAACAGTTAGCCAAAAGAGCCACTGTAAGTCATTATCTGAATTATTCGCGATGGTGAGGGACTTGAAAGACCAGGTTATTAATGTAGTAATTGAGGCAAAAGACTTTTACTTTGGTCAAAAATCAAGCTATTCAAGCCGGTATTATGGTCGCCCCCAAGAACGCTATATTGATATTGAAGGGGACAAATTACCCGGTGAAAAGTGGACTATTGAAACCCTTACTGGAACCTATAAAATAAGCCTACCAACGCAAAACTCCTTTTATAGTTCCTTTTGTGACTCATTGCCACAATTTGCACCCAAAGTGAATAATCTAATTTCAGACCGTGCAAATTTAGAGTTACTATTTACTGGTGAAATTTTAGAGCAGATAAAAAGATCGATTCCTTTTGCTTCAATAGGTAAATATTCATGGGATCGAATTTCGATGCAAAATATTAAACTTGAGATGTCAGCGCAAAAAATCAAGATTGTTGCTACCGATGGTTATAGAATAATAACCGCTGAATTGGTAGATTCCTTCAATGATCATGAAGGTGAAATACTTTTACCCGCAAAAGAGCTTAAAACAGCATTGAACGGCAAAAAAGATTTGATTGTCTGCTTATTCAAAACAGGTGAGGTTTTTACAAAAGGTACATTAAACGGGGTGCAATTTGATTATTTAGATAGTGATCAAAGATACCCAGCATACAATAACGTAATACCTACTTATTCGGATTTTGTTGAAGTTAACCGGAAAGAGTTAATTAGAGGCATAAAACAAGTTTTACCGTATGCAAACAGAGTTACTCACCAGGTTAATTTGCACGTCAACGGGTCAATCCTTTTGAATACTGAGGATATGGATTTTTTAAGTGAGTGCAATTGTGATATAACCTATGAACAAAAAACAACGCCTGATTTTGATCTGTCCTTTAATGGGAAATATTTGCTTGACTGTTTGGCCGCGAATAGTTCCAAAACTGTAAAAATGTACACCGATGGCATTACGTCAAGACCGGCTCTATTTGATAATGTACTATTGATGCCAATAGTGCCTCATTAATTTAACTAACCTTTAAACAAACGACAAATGGAAACTACAAAATTAACAAGCGTTCAAAAATTGATCAAATTCGTGAATCAAAAACCTGGTTTAGACTTTAATAATTACGGGGACTCAAAAAGCTACAATACTGAGAGCCGGGAAATAACAAAAGACCGAAATGATTTCTTTGAATTATTAGTCTTCGCTCAAAATAGAATTGAGGATTTTGAATCTAAATTAACATTCAATCTTACTCAGAGCTCAGGCCGGTTGACTTTAAAAAACGGTGAAATTGATTATTGTACCGGTCAATATTTTTGCACCGAATACAGACCGGCCGCGAACAGGGTAATTAGTCAATTAATCTGGAATGACTATAGAGATGAAAAAGAGCCCAATAGTCCTAATCCTATCTATAAAGATGGTCACGCGATGCGTAAAGCTATAAGTAGATGGGTATCAATGCGGGTTCGTAAAAATTACTTTAATTAATCACAACCTTTAAAGGACAATATTATGAGAACAATAGAAACAAAAGTATATCCATTTTCTGAATTGTCAGAGGATGCGAAGGAAAAAGCAATTGAAGGTCTTTCTGATATTAATTTAGATTATGACTGGTGGAACTTTGTGTATGAGGATATAACCGGAGTTTTGAGTTATTTCGGCACAGATGCAAAAGTAACCGGATTTGCTCTTGATACAGCTGATTATGTTAGTATTGATATGCATGTTAATTTCTTTGAACTATATGAGGCCGTTAACACGCAGAGTTACAAAACTGAATATCCTAAAATTTGCGAAAAATACAACTTAATGAAACAATTTACTGCCATTGATAGTAGAGTAATGAAACTAATAAATGATGGGACTATCAATGTAAGTACTGAAGTTAGCGCTGAAGATAATCGACACAGTTTCAATGTAGAAATAACCTTTGATCATTCAAATTATAACGATCTGAAAAACATAAATAAGGAGTTAGATAAATTGAAATGTGATATATGTGAAATATTATCGGATTTGAATAGCCTTGCTTTGTCATTACTTAAAAGTGAATTTGAATACCTACAAAGCAAACAGGCCATCATTGAAACCATTGAGGCAAACAATTACGAGTTTGACGAGGATGGAAAGCTAACTAACCTTTAAACGACAATTTTATGAGAAAGGCAGAATTCAAAAAACAGGCAGAAAGAATAGATGGTAAATTTATCATTTACAATTCACTTCAGTACAGATGGGCGGACAATGAAACAGCCGACCCTCAGACCTCAGATGAGGATTACCACCTAACCAAGGAAGAGGCAATTGAAACAGCGGAAAGTATTGATCTGGATTTAGGGTTTGTTCCGATGGTCTATCAAATTACTATTGATTATGACTATTTTAATGAGGCTATTGATTTTAGAGAAGAATTTGAGCTATCTGATTTATGTGATTATAGAAAATTTCAATCTGATAGAGATTCTATTTGGGAGGGTCACGAGAATTCAGGCAAAGAGCTCGACCCGGATTCGATCATAGTTTTTTACAAGCATGAAACCTATATGAACTATGCGTATAGCGTTACCTCAGTCGATTTTGTAAGAAATACCCAGATAGGAGTAGAATCTGATATGGTTAACCTTCGCGATTCAACCATGACAACCTATTGCAGCCATTTCGATTCATTAAAAGAGTTAGATGAGTCTTTCTGGGCCGGTAATTGCGTACCGTTCAATAAATTGCAATCGGGCACAAGTCTAATCCGTGAATTTTTGGAATCTAATATTTAGGCCTTTTGGCCGGTCGTCAGGCTTTACTTTGTCGTTTACCTGGCGACTTTTTTTTAACAAACGATAAAATAAAATAAGCTACAAGCATGGAAAATATATATTTAGTCTACTATGAAAAGAAAGATTTGCCGGGCAATAACTTTTTAAATGGCTATTCAATCCAGTGTAAAGGAGTTACTGAATTAATAACCGAATTAACTGAGCTAATCAAATTAGACGTTCAAAACGTCAATATATACACGGTTATATCTAACGCCTTCATGATCTAACCCCTTTACCCGTGCAATGGTATCCAAATAGCAAAAAGATCAAAGCAAAGAAACCGGCAATAAAGACCGGTTTTTTGCTAGCTTGCAATGGTAAGCGTATCCAGGCTCGTAATACCCTGGATTTAATCCACAAGCTAAAACGTATGCCTGACCCGGTACACGTGCACACAATAAGAAACCCGAAAGAACAATGCCCTAAATAAAATAGGGCATTTTCTATTTATTCACTATCTTACTACTCAATACAGACAGGCACCCAGCTACAAAGGGAGTGAAATAATAAACCCATATTAGCTAAACATCTAAACAAGCTAAAACCCCAAAGAATAACCCAACACCCTACGGCCTCACTACAGCCCCCCAGAGACAGCATAACAAACAAGGCTATCAATAACAAAAGTCTTATCGATCTCCTCACTCAAGGCAAGCATACAAGCCACACACACCACCACACACAGTAACACACACCCGCAACCATGTCCCAAGCAGGGAAGATTCCCATTATGAGAATAATCGAAAGGTACTCTCCCACTTTGGGACGGATGTCGCAAGAGATGCGAAGCCGCGCTTAATCAAAATCTTGGGCATTTTTCATGGTTGTTGTTCGGAAGTTGGAATGTTGACCTATATTTGACAACAGAATTGATTAAACGGGATGATCTACAGTAACAAGGAATTTGCAGCGCATTGTGGGATTTCAGCCAAGGTGTTATCGGTTTATAAGGGTCGTGGTAAAGTTGTTGTCACCAGTGCTGGTATAGATGATGTCAATCTTGTGAATGATTTTTTCATTAAAAAACACAGGGCTAAAATCACTAATGAAGTTTTTGTTCCTGATAAGATAGAGGCAAAGCCAAGAAAGGAAAAGCCATTGATTCCTAAGCAAGAAAATCCATTGGTTGAGCTCACTCGGCAGAAGGGCACATTGGATTTGCAGCAAAAGCGTAATTTGGTTCAGTTGCAGCAAATGGAGATTGATAAGAAGCGGGGTGAATTGATTCCCACAGCTTTGATCAGGAATTTATTTGTTCAGCACTCGGAGAGTTTGAAGGCTGCTTACGGAGACATGTCAGATAATCTGATAGAAGTGATGGCCCAGAAGAAAGGATTCAGCAGGGAGGAGATTTCAGACCTTAGATCACAGAACCGTAGGATGATTAACAAGTCGGTTGATACTGCCATTGATTCAAGCCGTGGTAAGCTGAGAGCCATCGTTGATGAGTATTCTAAGAAAAGAGGAGTAGGAGAACATGATTGATGAATATTTAGGGGATTTGGAAGAACTTCTGGATGCTACCAGAAAGTACTACTCGGATATCAAACCATCCGAATGGTATGAGCAAAATATGATCATGCCAACAGGTTCGGCTTTCCCTGGGAGATTCTCCTTTAATCAGACTCCTTATTGGAGAGAGCCGTTGGATTGCTTGCACAGGGACCATCCGACCACACACGTATCAATTATGAAGTCCGCTCAGAGTGGTGGATCAGCAGCGATACTAAATCCCATTGTGGGATATACGATTGCTCAGAATCCGGGAAACATGATGTTTTTGACAGGTCATGCGGAATTATCGAATAATGCTTTTTTGAAGATTGATCAGGTAATTGACAATTGCGGCTTGCGCGAATTGATAGGACCTACCATCATGAGAGCTAAGAGTTCGCGGACAGGAGACACGAGTAAAATGAAGGAGTATCCTGGTGGGAGTCTGGTGGGAGGGAGCGTGACCAACCACAATCTGCTTAGGCAGTATGACATCATGATTATGATTGTGGATGATTTTGATGCGGCACCCATGAGTTCTAAATCAGCAGGATCAACAAGGATGCTCGTGGATCAACGTACAGCCTCGTTTGCTTATAAGAAGAAGATATTTTATGTTTCTTCACCTCAGATTAAAGGACTGTCGAATATCGAGGATGTCTTTGAGTGTGGAGATCAGCGATTCTACAAGGTGCCCTGCCCCATGTGTGGGGAGTTTATAAAGTTGGAGTGGAGTATTGCAATTGATGAAAAGGAAACCGGAGGCATTACTTGGAAGTTAGATAAGAATGGAAACCTAGATCGAAGATCAGTTGGATATGTTTGTCAGAAGTGCTCACAGTTCTTCACCGACTCCCAGAAGTACGAGATGAACTTGGCTGGTTTTTGGGAACCGACATGCATACCCAAGGAAGAAAACCATTGGAGTTACCAACTTTCTTCACTGTATGCACCCGTTTTTATGGACAATTGGGCAACAAATGTTCAGAAATATATAAATGCTAACCCCAATAACGGAACTACGGATGAAAAGAAGCAGCAAACCTTCGTAAACGTAGTATTAGGTGAAACTTATGAAAAAAAGGGTGCTAGTCCGAAAGCCGATAACGTTCAACGAAATATCAGAAATTACAAAGTAGGAACAGTCCCTGAATGGTTGAGCCAAAAGCCTGTGGGAGATGGAAATGGGAAACTTATCCTACTTACTTGTGCTGCGGACTTAAACGGAACGGAGAACGATGCCCGTTTAGATTACGAAGTAGTAGCTTGGTCAGAAACAGGATCTTCATACAGTGTGACACATGGTTCTATTGGAACATTCATTCCGAGAGAAGGTTCTATGAAGGTAAAAAGAGATCGTGACCGTTGGACTTATGTTGCACACCAACCAAAGAGCGTGTGGCCAGAGTTTGAAAAAGTACTTGCAACTATTTTTCTGACTGATACTGGCCGGAAAATGAAAATTGTTATTTCAGGGATTGATTGTGGGCACTACACGACACATGCTTATGATTTCATTGACAGGACAAATTTTAATGTGATAGGAGTTCGTGGGGATAAAGAATTTCAGTATCGTAAAATAGGAATTGATCTTCCTGTATTTAAACCGGCCAGAGAGCGTACTAAATTATACATGCTGGACGTAAACTATATCAAGGACATTATAAGCCAGAACATAGATTTGCAATGGCAGTACAATGCGGGAGAAGTTCAGCCTCCTGGCTTTATGAATTACCCGACACCGGAGCAGGGATTATACTTACTGAATAATTTCTTTATTCACTATCAGGCTGAGCACAGGCAAATTGAAACCAAAGAAGGAGAAGGAGTTGGTAGTAGATGGGTGAAGAAGCACAGTAATGATCAAAATCACATGTGGGACTGCCGGATTTACAATTACGCACTTAGGGAGATATTTGCTGACATGACTTTGAGATTATGTAAGCCTCCAAGAAAGGGTAATTGGCATGATTTCGTGGAGTATGGAAAATTAAATAAAATTTGGTAGGGTCAGTATTAGGATTTTAAAAACTTAATATTTACCTATGTAGAACCAAGTCAAACATTACCAAAATGAAAATAGGAATAGTAATCCCTGATCGGGGAGATCGACCTGAGCTACTAGCTAATTGTATAAGAATGATGTTAGCTCAGACAATGAGTTTTGAATATCTTGTATTAGTTGATCCATCGTTAGTTCCAGTGTCAGACACTTACGACATTACACCGCGTTATAAATATGGTTATAATGCATTGACTGAAATAGGAGATTGTGACTTGATTGCATTTATAGAAAATGACGATTGGTACGATCCTGCTTACCTTGAAACTATGGTATCTGAATGGAATAAAGCGGGGCAACCTGATTTATTCGGAACCCGATACACGATCTACTATCACTTGAAGTTGAAGAAACTATTTACGATGAAGCATGAGAGTCGTGCGAGCGCAATGAACACTTTTATAAAACCTGGTCTTACATTTCCATGGTCAAAAGACAACGATCCATTTACTGATTGTTGGTTATGGAACCTGCCACAATTGAGTAGAGCTTTATGCACTCCTGATAAAATTATTTCAGTAGGCATTAAACATGGAGTTGGTAAAACGGGAGGTAACTCCCATGTTAATAATTTGAATCGTTACATTCAAGATGATAGCAACATGCATTGGTTAAAGTCAGTAGTTGATCGTCCAAGTTTTGAATTTTACGCATCGTATCTACAATGAAAGTCTACCAAATCTATTTTCATGAATCACAGATAGTCGAACTGGAACCCGGCTACATACCTCACTTCAATCGGGATTGCACAGTATTTTTTGAGAGTGAAGTAATAAAGGATTTAGTTCTTTTGGGTGAGCATAAAAGCACTGATTATTTTGGAGTTGTCAGCTACAAGTTAAAGCATAAGTTAGGGTACATGAAGGAGAATTGGAAGAACAATAAAAACATTGCCAATACTTCTGTGAATGAATTTACGACTGAGCAATTTGAAGCAGAACTTATGAAGTACAAGCCGGATGCTATGAGTTTTCAGAGACATGCCCCCCACGATCCTGTTTTAGTGGCCGATGGGTTCCATCCTTTTTTCAGAAAGTATTGGACTTACATCATGAATGAGATTGGCTACAGGTGGGTGCCCACACGCATTGAGAATATATTTTACTGTAACTACTTTGTTGCAAAAGAAAAACTTTACGAGAAATATGTAAAAGAGATGTTAGTTCCAGCGATGGAGGTGATGAAGGACATGCCTGAGCTTTATGGGAACTGTAACTATCCTAGAGCCTTTCCTGAAAATTTAAAGACGCAATTCGGGATAAACTCATGGCCGTACCATGCTTTCATTTGTGAGAGATTTTTTTCTTATTTCTCCCATATTCATAATTTGGACTGTAAACATTACTAATGGGTCTGTTTTAAATATACGATAGCAATGAACACACTACTTGAAAAACTGAAACAAATGCCATCACCTGGCGATACGAAATTGGAAGCGCAAATTTTATATATGGAAAAATTAAATGAACTCTTTCCAATGCCACTGACTTTATCAATAATGGCCTCATTAAAAGAGTTAAGAGGTATAAAACAAAAACATATTGAAAGAAGGGCAAATGTATTATTAATGGGATGGCGACCTATATGGATATAAAAATTGAAATACTAGAATACAGTTATTGGGAACACTTCAAGGCAATGAAGGACATCTCTTTGATATTACCGCTTACTCACCCGAAACGTGTAAAGATTGAAAATGCTCTCGAAGATATTCTGTGTCAATTAAAGAAACTTAAAAATGAAAATTGAGGTATCATGGATGTGCGGTATTTTTGGGCATAAATGGAAGTATAATTTCCCATCAATCCCAAACAAAGCAATTTGCAAACGATGTAAGGCCAAGTCTCAATTAGACTTACGTAAATTGGAATGGGAAAGGGTAAGCACTTTTAAACATGAAAAAAGAACAGAGGATGAACTTTGCAGTGTGTGGGTTTCTTAAACATTATTTACAAAACAGAATTAAATTATGGGATGGAAAACAGATCAACGGCCAATAGATTATTTGAAACGAAGAATAATTTATTACAAAAAGAACAGGGCAACTGTAAAGAAACTAGCAACTAATGTTCACTTGTTAACTCGATACACACCAGAACAATTAAAGGAATCTGTAGAAGCGAGGGTTCTCTTCATTGATAAAATGATTAAGCAATTTGAAAGGGCAGTAAAAAATCTCAAATAACTAACAGTTAAAAACACACCAATGTTGTTAGAAGAAGCAAGAAAAATAGCCGTTGCAATCTGTTACAAGTTGCAGCCCTTTTGCGAAAAAATAAATATAGCAGGTAGTGTTCGCAGACAAAAGGCAGAAGTAAAGGACATCGAAATTTGTTGCGTTCCAAAAGTTGAAGTACTAAAAGATGGTTTTGGTTGGGATGAGGGTATAATAAGAAACATTCAATTTGCAAACACTGTCGACACTTTGGGCAAAGTAATTAAGGGAAATACCGATGGTAAGTACATGCAGATTGAATTACCCGAAGGAGTCAACCTTGACTTATTTATTCCTGATGATTTTGATTATTACCGGCAGTATGCAATTCGGACTGGTTCTGCTGATTATTCCGCTAAGATAATTGCAACCGGTTGGAGGAAAATTGGATGGTGCGGCAGCGATAAAGGGCTTCGTAAAATGTTGGATTGTGTTGAAAGCAAAACCCCTGACGGAAAGTCAAAATGGAAATGTGTCAACCCGAATGCAGAATTGCCACCTGTTTGGGATTCAGAAGAGTCATTTTTCCAATGGCTTAAAATTCCATATCTACCACCAAATAAAAGAATAATATGAAAAACGAAACACCATACAAAATAATTAAACTAAACAACGAAAACCCGACTAGTGCAAATGTGCTGTTAGCGGGTATTTTATCTCAGGATGAAATTTTAAAAGGGAACAAACTCATGACTGATTTTATGAGGGTTGAAGGTATTGAGTGTTCTATATACGATACATCATGGGATGAGCTTATGAAAGTATCTGAAAAAATAAGCAACACTCATGGGGATTATTTAGACGGGGTAAACAGGGAGAATTTTTACTTTAGACACATGATGTTCCATGAAATAATCGGAAAAAAGAATTTCTTATACAGAAGATGTGTCGATTTTATAAAAATTTACAACGCAGTGGTTTCTAAAAATTTCAGCTAAAAACCTTTTAAATAACCTAATTAAAAATGATACACAAATTAAAAACACACCCGCTGTACTTTGAAAAGATTTTAGAAGGGGTGAAAAATTTTGAGATTAGAAAAAATGACCGCGACTATAAAATATGCGATGAACTTATTTTAAAGGAATACGTCCCTACAGCTTTTTATTTGAGCGGTGACAGATACACCGGTAGAATTTTACACAGGAGAATTGATTACATTCTATATGGCGGTCAGTTTGGAATTGAAGAAGGATATTGTGTAATGTCGTTATCGTCTATATGAAAAACGAAACATCATTTTTATTGGCTGGCCTTGCAAGGTTCCATAAGAACTTTCCAAAAAACGGAAATGTTTTTTTAGAGGATTCTGTACTGTGGTATTGCATTGATATGGGGATTGATTGGTATTTGAGTATGCCAATTCATTCAAGAATAAATTTTAAGCATTCGTATTTCTATCGGATTTCTGTCTGTTGAATGGATGTTAATTACTAAAAAAATAATATGAAAACAATCACAGAATTTGCAAACAAGTGCTTACACGAGATGAACACCGGAGAGTTAACCACAACTGAATGTGTGGCTAAATATTTGGATTTATGGCATACGGAAAAAAATAAATTAGTTACTGATAGCCAGCCATCTATTTTAGGTGCTGTTAGCAGTACGTTGAAGTCAAAGGATGAAGCGGTTGATGTAGGGTTTAAAAAAGCAAATGGCAGTAACTATAATTGCAGAAAGGTTATAAGAGATTTGGATAGTGACATATATTATAGCGGTTGGATGGATTGTTACGATTGGATGTCGGGCAATGACCGCTAACGGTTTGCAGATTTGCGATGGGCGGGACTTTTGAAAACGAATTTATCAATTTAACACAGAATTTTATATGAAAACAGAAACATCATTAAACCACGAAACCCCGACTATTGAAAATGTGCTGTTAGCAGCCGTTAATTCGGTTTTTACAAATCATAAACCATATTTTAGATTTTCTGGTGTTTTTTTAACCTATAAAATAGGCTTAGATAAATACTGTGTAAAAGTATATCCACCAGAACAACACAATCAAAATTGCATAGGCTTACACGTTTGCCGAGTCGATACAAAAAACGAAGATAATGTTTACTATGTAAAACCTGAAAATCTTGTGAAGTGGTTGGGGTCAGTAAAAAAACACTTAAAATGGAAGCGTGATTTGCATAAAAAACAAATGGAAGCAAAAACGGAACAAGAACATAACTCGCTTGAGCTGTTTCGGTTTATGAACAGTCAGTTTTAATGGCTGCTAACGGTTTGCAGCTACGCGAAGGAGGGGAATACGAAGCACAAATTTTGAATTAAACACAAATGTATAATCGAAGCACTAAGGCTCAATTAATCACTAAAACCCCTCTTTTGGGTAGGTGCTGTTATAAGCCGTTTTTCTTCACAAACT